ATGGATGCACTTCTGAAGATTCGCGCCCAGGTAGATGGCGCCAACAAAATTGTTGAACTAAACCGTGGACTGCGGTCTGTTGAAGGTGCGGCTAAGGGTGTGACGGGCGCGATGCGCGGGCTATCTGGCGCGTCTGCTGGGCTATCCGGTGCATTGGGTGCTCTGGCCCCATTGGCAAGCGTGGCGGGGCTGGTGGGTCTGGCCAAGGGCGCGTTGGATGCCGGCGACAAGCTCTATGACATGGCGCAAAAAACCGGCGTCAGTGTTGAGTCTCTGGCCCGATTTAAGAAGGCAGCAGCCACCAGCGGAACAGATATTGACGCGGTAGCCAAGAGCTTGAACAAGCTCAATAAAGGCATGTATGAGGCGGCCACTACTGGCAAGGGCAAAGCTGCTGATGCGTTGAAAACTCTGGGGATTTCCGCTACTGATGCCAGCGGCAGATTGAAGAAGGCTGACGCGGTGACCCTGGAGATTGCTGACAAGTTCAGCAAGATGGAAGGTGGCGCTAAAAAATCAGCACTTGCCATGGCGCTGTTTGGTGCCAAGACAGGCGCCGAAATGATTCCGCTGCTCAACATGGGCGGCGCTGCAATCGACAAACTGTCGGTCAAAATGACCACAGCCTTTGCGCAGAAGGCAGACGCCTATAGCGACAAACTCGCCATGCTCAGCGGGAAGGTGGGCGCACTGGGCGCTGATCTGCTGATCGCTTTGCTGCCTGCTTTGGATGCGGTGACCAGTGCAGTGACGGCTGGCGTGAGTGCATTTAACTCGTTACCTGGACCCGTCAAGGGACTGGCGGTGAGCGCCGCCATGCTTGCCATTGCCTGGGGGCCGCTGAGTGGGTTGATCGCTGGGGCTAGCACGCTGTTCATCGCTGGCGCTGCAGCCGTCGGAACCCTGCGCGTTCAGATTGCCCTAGCGGCCATGGAAGGGATTCCAGCCCTTAGTGCGGCAATCATGGCCATCCCAGGCTGGGGCTGGGCATTGGCAGGAGTTACAGCCCTGACAGCACTAGGTACGGCGCTTTACACCAATAACGCCGACTTCAGGAACTGGGTTGATAACGTCGCGTCAATTGTCGCCAACGATTTCAAGGCGGCAATGGATAACATTGCCAAGACTGCTAAAGACGGCTTTAAAGCGGCAGTAGATGCTGGTAATTGGTTCAAGGCCAGGATTAGAGATATTGCCAATTCAATCCCCCAGGGATTTTCAAGTGGCTTTAGCAGGATGGTGCAATCAGCGCAGCAAAAGTTTGCTCAAATGCAAGCCATTGTTTTTGGCTGGTGGTCGCGCATTCCTGCCCCGGTTCGGGGATTGCTCAGCAAAGGCGCCAGCGCTGTAGGTGATGCGCTGAATGTTGTGCCTGGTGTCTATGCCGCAAAGGTGTATTTGGGTGCGTTGGGCAAGGGCCCTGTCGCCAAGCAAAGTGGAAACGGCAACGGTAATGGGAATGGCGGCGGTGGCGGTGGAGACATCCCTGGACTAACTGGCGGCAGCGGTAGCAGCGGAAAGAAAGCAGGTGCCGATAAAGCCGCAGCAGAAGCAAAACGCCTTGCTGAAGAGCAAGCCAAGCAACTGTTGGCCAGCCAAAAAGCACTGGCAATCTCTCAGGCTGAGCTGACCGTTACTCAGACCACAAACGCGCTAGAAAAAGCAGCAGCAGAATACGCCCTGCAGAAATTGCGAATTGAGCAGGATTTTGCGGTGAAACTGGCAGATACCAAGCAGCTCAAAGACGGCCAGGTAAAGCAAGAGATCATCAGCAACATTCAAGCTGCCAAGCGTAACGAGCTAGAGAAAGCCCGCCTTGGATACCTAGAGCAGCAAACCAGGGAACTGCTTCGCCAGGCTGGGATTGATAACCCAGATTTCGGGAAGAAGCCAACCGGGATAGATCCTAAAGACACATACAAATACAAGCCATCACCTAGTACAGGGCTGCAAGGCGAGGACAGAAAAAAGATAGATGAAGAATATAGCAAAATCAAAGAGCGGCTCAATGATTTAATGAATCCCGCCAACCAAATCATTGGCGCAGCTAACGCCATCGGCGACGCCTTTGCCAATAGTTTTGAGGGAATGATTTCTGGGGCAATGACGGCCAAGCAAGCGTTGGCCAGTTTCTTTAAGGATCTTGCCAGTTACTTCAGCAAGATGGCAACGCAGATGATTGCGGATGCCCTGCGCATGGCAGCGATCAAAATCTTGACCAATATCTTCAGCAGTGTTTTGGGAGGCTTTGGTGGTGGCGGTAGTGGCGTGGATCTAGGCAAGAACTTCAACTCTGCTGGTGCTGGAGATACGGGAATTAGCTGGGGCGCTGCGCTGAACTACAAGCGCAACGCGCTCGGCAACGTCTATGGCGCCAATGGGATTGTTCCTTTCGCTGATGGTGGGATTGTCAATCGCCCGACGTTGTTCAAATTTGCCCAAGGTGGCGCAATGCAAAACGGGCTGATGGGCGAGGCTGGGCCAGAAGCAATCATGCCGCTCAAGCGTGGCGCTAACGGAAAGCTCGGCATTGCAGGTGGAGGCGGAACGACCAATATCTCAATCAACGTGGATGCCAAGGGCACCAAGGCCGAAGGGGACCAGGGCAAGAGCGGCGCATTGGCGCGTGATCTGGCCGCCGTAGTTGACCAGCGGCTGGTGTACCACAAACGCCCTGGGGGGATCCTCGCGTAATGGCTACCTTCACCTGGACTCCAAGCTTTGAAGCCACCGAGAGCAGCAAGCCTCGGGTACGCAAGTTTCAAGCCGGAGACGGCTACGAGCAACGCATCACGTTCTCCTTGCACGCCGACCCAAAGGAATGGGGCCTTGTTTTTTCCGAGCGCACCAACACAGAACGGGATGCAATCTTGAGTTTCCTTGAAACCAATGGAGGCGTTACATCATTTGACTGGACACCACCACGCGGTAGCGCTGGGAAATACATCTGCGAAGAATGGCAAGTGACATTGCGTGCCTACAATTTCAATACAATCCAAGCCACTTTCAGGCAGGTATTTGAGCCATGAGCAGCATTACCACCAGAGCAGCTAAAGGCTCGGCGCTCACTCACGCTGAGGTAGATGCGAACTTCACCAACCTGAACAGCGGTAAGGCTGAGGTATCTGGCCAGACCTTTACGGGTGCGGTGGTGTTGCCTGCAGGTAGCGCAACGGCTGGTGGTGTGCAGGTTGGCACGGGCGCAACGTATAAGCCTTCGATCTACTCCCCTGCTACCGACCAACTGGCGATCTCGACGGGCGGCAGCGAAAGACTGCGCATCGACAGCTCCGGGAGGTTAGGTCTGGGGACTAGTAGTCCAGTTGCAAGTTTTCACGTTGTTGGCGCGAATGGTGCTGGGCTAAGGATTGATCAAAGTAATTACAATTATTACGGCGCCTATAGCCATGTATTCATGAATTCTGGATTAACTTCCACGTTCATGACTCTTGACAACAACGGGCGAGTAGGGATTGGCACTACTTCGCCTGCAACGCCACTACAGGTATCATCTGCATCCAATGGATCTCTTGGAAGGTTTAGCTCAAGTGCCGTCAGCGGAGAAATTTCCGTAGATGTCGGTTTCGGAAACTCCTATTTCACGCAACTTGGGTACGACTTACCCACTGGCAATGGATTGCTCACCACAAACCTTGCTGGCACCAGCATCATATTTAGGCCAAGCGGCACCGAAAGAGCACGGCTGGACTCAAGTGGCAGGCTCTTAGTTGGCACGTCTACTGCGCGTGCGAATACCTTTAACGGAACCGTTCAGGGCGGCCATTTTCAAGTTGAAATCACCGGAGGAAGTGGGCAACCACAAGCCGCTTTAGGACTTTATACCGGTGGAACCACTGCGTACCCTGGGCCCGTATGCATTTTTGGAGCTAATAGAGCTACAGCAATAGGTGGAAATAGCATTGTAAATAGTGGTGATCGAATTGCTTTATTAAGCTTTCAAGGGAACGATGGTTCAGAGTTTGTTGAGGCTGCCAGCATTGAAGCCTATGTAGACGGCACCCCCGGCGCTAACGATATGCCAGGCCGCCTAGTGTTCTCCGTTACGGCAGACGGCGCGGCCAGTCCTACGGAGCGGATGAGGATTAATAGCGCAGGTAATGTATTAATAGGGGATACTTCTGTTTATGCTGCGTGTAATGGGCTATTTAGTGTTGTCAAAAGTAGTGCATCAACAGCATCGCCAACAATCGGAGTTATAAATCCTTCGGCAACTGCTGCATATGTTTCTTTTTCTGACTCAGCCGTTGTTTATGGAAGTATCACACGCGTATCCTCTACGACCGTTTACAACACCACTTCAGATTATCGTTTAAAAACAGTAACTGGAGTTGTTTCTGATGCCGGGCAACGCATTGATTCTTTGCGCCCTGTTGAGTACACATGGAATGCTGATGGCTCACATAGTCGTGGTTTCTTGGCACATGAATTTCAAGAGGTCTATGCAGGTAGCGTAAGCGGCACCAAAGACGCTGTAGATGCTCAAGGCGAACCTATTTACCAAGCAATGCAAGCAAGCACTTCTGAAGTAATTGCAGATCTTGTTGCCGAAATTCAATCCCTCCGAGCCCGCGTTACTGCCCTTGAAAGCGCGTAGTCACCTTCACTACATGGCGGACAACCGGCCATTACAAACTGGTTGCATCATTCTTATAGTTCCACAAACACCTTCTAACCCATGGCTACCGCTGCACCCGTGACCGTCACCACCTGGAAGATCGCTCAGCTTGAGCGTGAAACCGCTGACGGATTTGTGTTTACCGCCCACTACACCGTGGATGCCAAGGATGACACCTATTCCGCAGGTGCCTACGGCTCAATCGGCTTTGAGCGTCCCGACAACCTGATCCCCTTCGCTGACCTCACCGAGGCCGAAGTGGTGTCATGGGTGCAAGAAGCACTTGGCGCTGACAAAGTTGCCGAAGTGGAAGCTGCTTTGCAAGCACAGCTCGACGAACAGCGCAATCCCACCAAGGCTGCTGGCGTCCCCTGGTAAATCATGACTGTACGCGCTAAGGCTGGTGCTGCTCGTATCGACCACCAGCCTGGTCCACCAAAAAAGACACGCCAAGGTACATCACTACATACAAAGCTGGCCCGCACCAGTCGTAATGGCGCAAAAAAGCGTTATCGCGGTCAGGGTAAAGGCTAGACTGACCTTATGGCAGTAGCACCAGGCACGTACAACATCAGCCTGCAACGTCGGGCGGATTACTACATTGCGCTGCAATTTAAAGATGGCAGTGGTACACCAATCAACCTGACCAGTTGGACAGTTGCAGCGCAGGTGTGGAATCAAACCCGCACCACAAAATATGCCGATTTCACCGTTACCTACACCAACCGCAGTGTTGGATCAGTCAGTATTGCATTGACCGCTGTTCAAACAGCAACATTACCTGATGAGGCATTTTACGACGTGCTTCTCACCAATCCATCCAATATCAAAGAGTATTATCTAGAAGGCATCGTTTACATCAGCGAGGGTTACACGGCATGACCTCAGTAGTTGTTACAGAAGTTAATGGTACAGTCATTGTCCAAACCCCTGCACCACTTGGTCTGCCGGTTGGTGGTACGACCACTCAGGTATTGACCAAAACCTCAAGCGCTGATTTTGCAACGACGTGGACGACGGTGCCAACCGCTGCTCAATTTGCCGCACTGGAAGCTAGGGTGACTGCACTAGAGGATCTGGACATCCTGCTGTTGGAAGGCTGATACCATAGAATTACCACAACGCGCTTAGTACCATGCCATCTGCAACTGACAGGATTCAATCACAGCAGTTTACGACGCTTAGCACTCTTACTGCAGCTGGCGTTACTGAAAATGGATTGAGTTATGGCGCCCAAGCAATCACCTATCAAGTAACAGTTACTTCGATTGGCACTAACGTTGTAGTCAGATTTGAAGGCAGCTTGGATGGAACTAACTACTTTAACCTAAACCAAGATAATGCTGACTATACAATTCTAACTAATGGTACAACTGGTTACTGCTTGAGTGGTTGCCCAATCAACTATGCACGTCTACGTCTTGTAAGTATTAGTGGTGGTAGCCCTTCTGTTGCTACAACAATAGGCGCAAGCTAATGGCTGCAAATCTACGTACCAGCCTTAAAGGTTCACTACGCCCAAGCCTTAAGACCAGCTTGAGTGGTGGTGCAAGAACACGCACTGCAACAGAGTACATTTTGACAGAGAATTCTGACGCCTTGTTGTATGAGGACGTCACCTTCATCTACCAGGAAGCCTAGGTATTTGGTAAAATAAAGACACCTAACCGTCCGCCGTGTCAACCCCTGTATCACAACCGGGGTTTTGGCGCGGCGTCCGTCAAGAAGCTTTGGCTGGCATCGTCGTCCTTGCTGTTGGCAGTGCTGGCGCTGGTATTTTCTACCTGTGCTACACCGTCCCAACCAAACTGGATGATGTGCTTAGCAACCAGCAGTTAATCCAAAAAAAGCTTGGTGACGTTGAAGACAAGGTTATGGATCATGATGTCCGTATTATCAAGCTGGAGTTAGCTAAATAAGTATGACTGAACGCCTAATCATTAACAGCACAGACATCGGCCAAGGTTTTACCATTGACCAACTAGAAAATGAGCGTGGAGATTTGTACTATCGAGTTTGCAAAGGAGGCGTTTGTCGTTACTGCGAAGATGAATACTTTGCTCACATGTATGCTGAAAGCATGGGCTGGAACCGATTTATTGACTAAGCCAGTAGCAAATAGCATCTTCTAAGTGCGGCTCCCAAAAATGCTGCATCCGAAACCACTCTTTCCAATGACTGGAACTTTTACGTACATTACAATTAAAACAAGCAGCTACAAGATTAGATGTAGAAGTTTCTCCACCTTTTGATTTAGGTCGCACATGATCAAGTGTTCCAGATTTACCTAGATATTCCCGACAATATGCACATCTGTAATCCCAACCCTTAAGTATCTGATCTCTAAACCTGGCTTTAGCCTGGCGTTTACTCACAAAACCAAGTTCCTCGTCGATGTAGTCCACGCGAGGTCGTAGCTACCCAAACGGTAGCCCAAAAAACATGATGCCGCTGGACAACTCCACTACAAGTTGTAGACTTACACAAGTTAACGCCATACCAATGGACATCCTCCATAACGCCGCTTTTTGGGTTGTAATTGCTGCAGCTTCCGAGCTGATTGGCATGAACCCCAAACTCAAAGCAAATAGCATCATTCAATTGGTACTGCAAATTCTGGAACTTCTCCGCCCAAAAAAGCGCTGAACGAAATAGGGGCAGCTGCAATCCGTCGTGCCATACGACAAGAGCAATTTGAAACCCTCCTTCCAGCCAAGATCACTTTGGCTGAGAAAGAGTGGCTTGCGGATCAGCCATTAACCACAAAACCTATTGTCGTTAATGAACCCATAGATCATGAACAACAAACTGGCGCCTCTTTAGATCTAGGAGGTCCCATGTCCATCCATGCACCTTGGTCCCGTGAGTAACCCCAACGCAATCAGGCTGCTGGATGTAGTCCGGTTTTACCGCAGCCTTCCATACCAGATGGCCGCCATTTCCGAACTAGAGGAGGCTATCAACAAGGCTAATCCTCACATCCTGGGCCGTGACCAAGCATGGTTCAAAACCTGGAGCCAAACCAAAAAGCAAATTGAAATTCGTAACGACTGGGATGGAATTGCTGCAGCTGCTCGAATAGCAGGAGCAAAATTTCCTGAACTTGTAGCAGCTCAGTGGACTCTGGAATCATCTAGCGGCAAGATTGTATCAGGCCGCAACAATTTCTTTGGCCTTAAGGGCGATGGTACTTTAACTACAACCCAAGAATTTGTAAACGGCAACTGGATCACAATTCGAGACAACTTTTTAGATTTTCCCGATATCCAGACAGCCGTTTGCTATCTCGTAACTCGCTGGTACAAAGATTACAAAACCTGGAAAGGCTGCAACAATGCCCAAACCAGAACTGAAGCTGCCCAATGGCTTCAGAAAGATGGGTATGCAACTGACCCTGAGTATGCCAATCGCTTGATCCAACTGATGGATCAACATCAGCCAACTAATAGCAAACAACACCTACTATTAGTTGCCTATGAATATCAGCTTGATAATAAGTCTGGTACTGGCTACCGGGAATGCTTTAGTTCTAGTTGTGCAATGGTAGCCCGGTACTGGGGTAAGATTGGCAACGATGATAGTTATAATTTAGTCCGTAAAAAATACGGCGATACTACTGATGTCCATGCACAAGTTGCAGCCCTAAAAGAACTTGGATTACGAGCAACTTTTGTTATGAATGGAACTGCCGCCGATCTTGAGAGCGAGATTAATATGGGCTATCCAACTCCCGTTGGTTGGCTCCATAGAGGAACTGTTGCCCATCCAAGTGGTGGAGGCCACTGGAGTGTAGCAATCGGATACAATCCCACGCATTTTTTCCTGAACGATCCGAATGGGGAGGCAAACCTTACTGAAGGCGGTTACGTTAGTAACAAAGGCGGAGCTGGAGTCGCGTATTCTCGTAAGAACTGGCTACCCCGCTGGCTCGTTGATGGACCTGAATCAGGTTGGTTTCTCCGCATCAGACCTATATGAATTTAATTGAACAAAGCCTAGAAGCTAAACTGAGTGAACGCAGTACAGCCGACATGTTGAAGAAGCGCTACGACGAAAAGGACTGGAATGGTCTTCTCGAAGCAGCGCTTTTATTGAATACGCTCCATCACATGGAACGTTGTAAGTCAACCTGGGCTATTCGTGAAGCAGCAAATAATCTGGCTAAAAACAATGGCCTGGACCGCGATTCAGCTTAGACAGCAAATATATTTTTGTACTGTTCTTCCAGTCCGGTATATAAACCATGCATTGGATGGGACTTTTGATTACGTCCATCTAGTTTGTAGATCCATTCCAAATACTCTTGGCGATCATCTTGAATTACCACATGTTGCCAGGGCTGTAGTTCAGACATTGCGTTGTTTACGACGACGTTGGGGTGTGGGGCGGCCATAGTTTTCAGACCGCACAAGAGAAGTGCATTTTGCGGCTAGCGGTGGGATTTCCACCAAACAACCTACATGCTGCAATTTAGCTGCTTCGATTGCCTCAGGTACTGTCTGCCCCTTAAAAATGTCCCGAAAGGGACCACGACCAGGCAACCACACGAGTAGCTCAAAGTAATCTTCCCCTTCGGGAATGTTAAGTTTTGTCACTTTGTTGTACGGCCAATGGACGTCCAGCTCCTGGGATAGTCAGGTTCTTCGACAGCATGGATAGCAACAGGAGCACCATTCCAGTCAGCAACAGCTCGCGCCGCTTCAACCGCTCTTTCGTAGGTAAGCCACGACCCCGCATCATCCTCGGAGTAAGTCAGGCTAATAATCCGTGTTTGGGGCTGGCAAGCAGCGACATATTTGTCACCGCAAGCAATGATGTAGCGAGTCATAGGTTCAATAAAATCGTGTGTACTGTAGTAGTTTAGCAGATCAGGAGCCAGTTTCAGGTTGCTTGGTACGCATCCTTCCCTGTACCCGCCTTTTTACTGAATCCGCCCATGCTGCATGATCCGCCGCTTCTGCAGCCCTGTACTCAGAGCCTGGAACAGCCTTCTCCAGTGCTGCGTAGACCATATCCCGCAAATACGCGGTTACCCGCTTTCCTTCCCGTACAGCCAGCTGCTCCACCAACTCGTAGCGATTTCTGTCCAGCAGCAGTTGGCAATAAAATTTCTGTCCGTGCTTAAGCGGCATAACCTGCAGTCTACTCTGCTACATAGTATCACAATGTACCACACTAGCCACCCCACCTGAGGTCCTGATCCACCTTTTTTCGCCATGCCCCAAGCTGTGCCTTGCGACTGGTATTTCGAGTCTTGGTACATCCCTTGCGTATATCCCTAGCCCAAGCCAAAAAACCGGCCATACGCTGGAGATCCGCAGTCTTAGCCTGCCGAATCTCCTCGTACAGCCAGGCGAGGATAATTTGCCTTCCCGTCCGCGCGGGACTCACAAGTCTTGACTTGAGACTGTCATTATTTTGACAATAGTATCCTGTGGAAAACGTGCCAAAGCCAGCTGTCTAGCCTTGAACGCATCCTCCGCTTGAACTGTGTAGGTATGGATAGCGCCCTGCTTGGGACGCAGTAATACCTGGTAATACGTCATTTCGCTTGGTCCCATGAGTCTCCGATTTTGGCCTCTGGTACAGAACTGTAGGTTTTCCGCCGCACAATCTGACTAATGTGAGCTTGACATACTCCGTAGTCAGCACCGATGTGTGCTTGAGTTTCTCCTTTGGTATACCGCGCTCGTATATCCTGCACTTGCTCTACGGTAAAACGAGCGCTGTAGTGATTTATACCCTTAGGAGTACAGTTAGGCCGACGCTGTTTTTTATACGCATCTTGCATATTCAGGCCGTGAGTACCTTCTTGTAAATGGCTAGGTCTAACACATGCAGGATTGTCGCATTGGTGCATAACATACTTTGGTATGTACCCAAGTGTCCAAGATAGCGATAATGCATGTGCCCGTTCAAGCTTTCCATTAACCCGAAAGCGTCCGTACCCATCGTTATTTGTGGCACCTTGCCACTCCCAGCAGCAAGTAGGCATGTGCACCTGGTGCGTACCAGCCACATTGACTTTGGCCCAAAAGCGAGGCTCTATACTCTGATCCATCAGCCGGTAGTGCGGTTGGTCGGGGGCTGGGCGTTAGAGCGCCGCAGCCCAACCACTATACCGCTACTTACACTCGTCCCAGGAGTTGCCAATCTTTGCTTCAGCTGCTGGGGGTATGGCATCCAACCACTCAGCTTCGCACTCTTCCATTACAGAAGACAAGATACCGGCCCACCGCTCGGCGTGTTCTTCTCGCACAAGGCACAAAACCTCGTCATGTACCACGCCAGCTAGCCGTACGATGTCCTCGCCATCTGCGTGGAGCGGTTCCCACAGCTTGCCAAGGGTCCGCTTGAGAACAGCTGCGCCAGCACCTTGAATCGGCGTGTTACAGCGCGTGGTGAGTTTGTTGTGCTCGCCAGGTAGAAACCTCCGCATCCCAGAGCGGCGAATGTAGATGGGTGCAAGGCCCGAAGACGCATCAGCAGCCCGAGCATTTTCGCGCTGCCACTTGCTGATCCCCTTGTAAGCAGCGTGGAACTTCTCCCTGATTTCCGCAGCCTCAGCCAAATCCATTTGGATTCCCATTGCGGCGGCGTAATTACGCAACCCTTTAGCTCCCGATCCATACAGCAAACCAAAGTTTGCTGACTTAGCAATTTGTCGCTGGTCCTTGGTGACATCGGCCTCATCAACGCCATAGATCTGCATCGCAGTAAGAGTGTGTAAGTCCGTCCCCTCCTGGAACGCCTGGATCATCAACGCATCATTAGCCTCAGCTGCAGCCAGCCTTAACTCCATCTGCGCGTAGTCCGCAACCACCAGTTTGAATCCTTTTGGAGCCTGAACGCAGGCCCGAAACCTTACGTCTCTTGGTATTTGCTGCAAGTTGGGACTCATGCAAGACATGCGGCCCGTATCAGCCCCAAGTTGCATGTAACTAGCCTTGATAAAGCCATCATCCGTAATATTTTTAAGTAATGTTTCAGCCATCTGGCGCCGCTTCTCAAGTCGCTTCCACTTCAAGTATTCCGCAATAACCGGGTGGTTTCCGATGTACTCCTGAAGCGCCAACTTACTAGAGCTGGGTCTACCAGACTTCTGATCAATCGGTGGCTCACCTAGTAAGGCAGTGAACTTTTTGAGCAGCTGTACGGGACTGTTTAAGTTAAAAAACTCCTTAGTCCCAAGACGTTCAGCATCCTCTTTTTTATAAAGAATTGTGTTGTGTTCAGGATCTCTAGGTAATTTATGATCGTCAGGTAGAGCAGCATCAAAGTTAGCGATAAAAGCTTCTCCCGCTTCGAAGTGGTCATCATCAAGATCATCGATAAGTTTATCAAGCAATTGTTTATTAAACGGAAGGCCCGTTCGATTTAATAAAGCCATTGACTGGAGCGCCCGGCATTCCAAATCCCAAGCCCTGTGCAAATTGCCCTCCGCCATCCGTTGGTTGATGGGGCCATCCAGCTGAATCAAAAGATCAGCATCGTAGGCGGCGTACTCCAGTTGCTCTTGAGTCAGATCACCAGACCAATTGCTCTTCTGCTGCTCCTTGGAGACGTCCAGCTTCAAGTACCGCTTGACCACATGGGCCAGACCATGTTTTAGGTTGGGCATTCCATTGGTCAGGATGCGACTAGCCAGCATGGTGCAACGGATGGTACCAGCCGGGTGGATCCCATGTACTTGGAGCCAGCCAATATCAAATGCAGCATTGTGCGCCAACCAAAACCGCTGCTGGTTGAACAAATCCAGCAACACATTCCAGCCATCGTCGTCTAGATCCCAGCAATCAACAATCACTGGTGTCCTATCAAGTGCTGCAAACTGCAGCAGTCGTAGGCCCCCAGGTGTGGGTTGGAGGCCAGTTGTTTCACAATCAAATGCAATGGTTGTTGCATTCTGCATCGAGCCAATATGCTCGACACCCATTAGGTATTTCATGGATTAAGAGTGCATTGCTTGGTGTTGAATCCATGCACCACTGTGCATCTCAGCCATGGTGATACCAGGCTCTTCGCTGTACTGGGGCGTGGGATCGTATTCAATTTCATTGATGGCCTCAGCGAGCAATGGCATCAGCTCATCCTCCAGCAGCATCAAAAGGCTAGGAGGCATGTGGGCATCCATCAGGTGACGACTGGCGTCACGCTTGACGACTACTTCGAGTTTGCGTTGAAACTCGGCTATAAGCTTGGAGGCTTGGTCAAAGTCATTGATCATGGTGTGGCCTGTGTGGGGCGAACTCGACTACTGTACTACATCTACAAGGGCTCTGGGCGTGAAAACGCAACAATCCGTTGCAAAGTCTCCACCAGCCTCAGGAAACCCAAACCCACACTGCTCTTTATTCCAGCTGGAACAGTCAGTGCAGTACGTAATTGGACCTGTGCGTGGCGGGTACAACTCCTGGTAGATCTCCTTGTACATAGAGCCCGTCTGGATCAGCGAGATGGACTGGCGTGATACCCCGTAGGTTTCAGCCAGGATACGTTGGGGCAACTTAGAAGTAATAATTTTTATAGCATCCTCACGACTAACTCTGCGCCATAAGGATTTTCTAGTTTCGTTGGCATCCCAACGATTTTTGTAGGGCTGTCCTTTACCTTCATCTGTAAAAAATGTCCATCGATATTTACAAACTTGGCACTCAAAGCGGCGACGTCGTTTACCGCGAACAGTTAAACGACTTTCCAGTAATCTACGATTTTCAGACTTGCAATCAGGACAATCCATCCAGCTCGTCGGCAATGGCGAGGATGCGGTCATAACACTGTTGAGCAGTGTCATTCGGGAATAAATAACCAGCAGCAGCGCGAAGAGCGGCGGCCATGGCATCGACGTTGGCAGCTTCAAAATCGCCGTAAGCATTCAGCACTGCCTGCGCGGTGGGGGAGAGGTTAGTCATCGTTTGTAGTTCAGTAAGTGATGAATTGCTATCCAGGTGAGTGGACTACAAAGAAAGCCAACGGCAAACGCTTGGATCATGCGAGTGTTAATCATTGGGCAATGCCTCCAGTGCGCGGCGGATAATCTTTAGCTGAACGGGTTCAAGCTTTTTTCCAGCAAGCATGGAGTATCCGTCTGCGCCCAATGCTTCCAGCGCTTGCTCTTTTAAGCTCGGCGGCTTGGGGCGGCGGGCGATGCGGAGGGGATTCGCTTGTGGATAGTTGTAGTTGCACTCAAGCCACTTACAACAAGCCTCAAGTTCCTGGTCGGCACCCCAGCGGGCGGCAAGGCTGAACACGGCATGGTCTGATCGGTGGCTCAACATGTCTGCCCACTGCTGCACCAGCTCAGGCGGTGGGGTGATTGGGTCTTGGTTAGTCATTGTTCAATCTGTTAGCAACAAGTTGTGCATAACCAGCAATGTCATGCCACGAATCTGCATAGTCTGGATCACCATTAAGTATCCGCCCAATTTTGTGACAAATCATATCTAACGCTTCTATTTGATCATGCTCCAGTTTTTTCTCGCGTGTGATTACATACAGAGCAATAATATCTTTTAGCTCGCAAGTAATTTCTGCGTGGCCCATGAAATCACCGTAACGTGATCCCCGTTCATCAAGTGTTGCCTGAATGTCGTTCATGTTTTGGAAGCGGTAACGGTGGAGTCAAAGTTGTAATGGCCAGTAACTGAATAATCTTGAGCTGGAGTTTGTGACATGCGATGGAATACAATCTGCCCAATACGCATCCCAGGCCAAATAGCAACAGGGTGCATAGAACGTGCATTCTGTAACTCCAACGTAAGTTTGGATCCACTCCAGCCAGGATCGCAATAACCAGCCATCAGATGCTCAATGCCTGATCTTGCTCTGGAACTTTTAAGCGCAAATTGCCCAGCAATGTTGGTAGGCAAAAAGAACGTTTCTTCCGTACATGCCAGCACAAATTCGTGAGGCTGTAGATAGAAAGGCTCCTCCTGCGTGTGACCACCGATGTCAATGGGGATCATGGTGGGCCATTCGGCCACCTCAACCAATAAATCACAACCGAGTCTCACATCGAGACTAGCTGGATTGACGAGAGCTGGATCGTAGGGAGTCACAAGGCCCTGCTTGCACAGGGCCCGGATCTCTGTGTCACAGAGAATCATGCGGCAGTTTGCTGGAGATGAACGTGGTTCCAGGTTTTGCCGTATTTAATGGAGTTGATGGTAGTTACATGTACCTTGTAATCGCGGCAGATCGCGCCAGCTTTTTCGCCAGCAGCAAGACGCCGTTTGATTTCCATCACCTTGCTAACAGTCAGTAAAGCCCTCGCATGGCGTTTGGACTTACGAGTCTTAGGTTGAGACTTGACTGGAGCAGTATCTGCCGGAGCCAGCACCGACTTAGTGATTGTGGGTTGCTCCCATGTAGCAGTTTGAGCACCACCAATAATGAAAGTGATGTTGTCCATGGCAGTTGCAATTTCAGTCACATAAGATGTGAGCTGATGCACTTCGCGGTCAGAAAGAAGAGTGATCATGTCAAAAAAGTTGGTTGGTACGTTAACGAGAAGCAGCTAAGGGCTATTCTTCTCGATCTGGATTGCAGACTGAAAATAGCTTGCCACTTTCATACGGTAGAAAATTTGTCCTCCCTCTTTTGATTGACGATCATCAAGATTGGAATACTCATGGCGGGCATCATTTAGAGCAGTAAGTGTTTCGATGTTTAGCGTCTCCAGATCCACATCAGAGATGTCTTTGATGTTTTCCAGTGAGAATGTCTTGCCAAGCAAGAATGATCTGAAGAATGGAGCGTTAGTTGGCGTTTGGGTCATTGAAACTTGGATCCTGGGCTTTAAGGTCTAACAGAGTTGAAGTTGGCAGGCTGAGGATTTCTTGGATCACCAGCCTGGCTAGCTTCTGGCTATCCACAGTATCAGCAAGTTCTAGCTTGGCAATGATCTTGTGAAAAAGCTGGGTAAGAGTTGTTGGTCTGACCCAGCTTGTGTCGGATGGAATTGGCTCGGTACCGTATTCCCAGTCGTCGTAGTCGTCCGAGTTCCGAAGATCCCTGGCGTTAGACATCCCAATCCGACGTGTCCACCAGTTCCCAGTTGTCGATGCGCTCGGCAAAAAGTTGTCTGAGTCCATCGTCGGTAGCTGGAATTACGTCCTCTTCAGAAAAGTAGAAGGAGCCTCTGCACAGGGCAGGGCAATACTCTTCTGGATCATCCTGGGTCTGAGGACTAGAGATGGCAGCATCTTCGACAATAGCTTGCACGACGCATGTGCTGTCAGGAGTAAAGATAACGTCATAGATTTCAAGGACATCGGGATTCACTTGACTGCCTCCTTAGTGATGGCGGTGGCTTCCATGCTGTCCATCCAGGCATCCCAGGACATCTTTAGGAATTGCTCCATGTCCTGGAGCTTTTGGAGGTTGTAGCGGTCGTAAGTGCAGTTGAGGCCAACTTTCTCAAGCTCGTCGATGCGCTGCTCAAACACGATGGAGGAGTAGCGAACGGCAAAGTACCAGGAGCTGAGGTGCTCATTGGAAATTTCAGTGTGGGTAGTCATGTTATGTAGTAGAGGATTGAGGCAGGAAGCTCCCGCCTCCTGCACAGTAGTGTTACACAGCACCAGCAAGCTGGCAAGTGTGCCAGTTGTAAAAGTACACAATCCCAAGCATGATCGCTGAAAAGGCTTGCAGCGCAGTCCATCTCAGCGATTTGGTGAGCAAGTTATGTTGTGGGCACCCCAAGCTGCTCGGGGCTGTAGGCAGTAAGGACGCAGACATCGGCACCTTGGCGTAGGCACTGCCCCACGGTGTAGTGGAAGATGTGCTCCGCCTCGTCACACTCGTCGATCTGGAACTGATCCACCTCCACAGGGCGGCCAGCCCGGTACCAAGTCAGCCGCACGATGGAGTGGATCTCATCGGGCAGCGGACCCGTGGTAAAGCCCAGCGTGGGACGCCGGGGCGGTTTGGGCTGGGACTTACTGGCCATGAGGAAAAGTAGCCAGCTGGCTACACGCATCAGTCCAAGGTAGAGGTTAGGCATCAGTAAATTCGGTGTAGTTCACCAGGCGGTCGGATTTCCCACGGTTACAGTCTGAGCATAAAGTTCTTAAATTGTGTAACTCGTTACTACCACCTTTGGAAACTGGAATTGTGTGATCTACCTCAAGAACGGCTCCTAGTGCAGGTGACGCCCCGCAGTCCATGCACCGAAAACCGTCTCTTTCCAGAACTTTATGTCGTGTACACACTGAAACATTGCGGTATTTATTCATAGCACGAAAATACTTTTTAGCGATTTTTCCACCTGATACATTATCAGATTTTGCAAAAGCATTAGATGAAATTCTGATACCCGAGTATTCAAATATATCTTTAAACGCTTTACCTAAAAAGTATATGTGATCTTCTCCAAAAGCGTTAGAACTTTTACCTGACATGTGAAGAACCCAATCAAAAATATCTGCCATACAGCTGATTTCACCAAAATCGATTGAGTAGTAACAAGCCTCGTGGTACAACTCGTAAACCTCTTTGCTGTCAACTTCTACACAGCGTAGTTCCCACGGACCCCACGTTTTATACAGATTGTCGGCACCCTTTACAAAAGGAAAATATGAATTTATACGGTCTTGTGCAGTCTGTAACGAATACACGGGTGTTTTTTCCTGTTGATCTAGAACAATTTGTGTGTGAGGATTGGAGTGCGTAGGCATAGGATCTTCGGAGCAGGCTCCGGGCGTAGGTGAACGGGGCAATGCGGCCACTGGTGTGGTGACGCATTAGGAGGGGCTCCCCACCCCTCCTTTTGCCGTGTCTGGAGCTTAGCCCCAGAAGTTGGTGGCCTCCTGGATCAGCTGCTCCAACTCTTGAGGGGTGCGTTCGTCACGTGCGGGGAATTCCTCTCGCGTGAATATAGAACTGTCCTGCTGTCCCAAACTCTGAGAACCCTTGCGGGGCAAGGTATCTGCCGGATTCACCTGTCCTAGTTTGTCCCGTTTTGTCCCAACCTGTCCTTTTGCTGTCCTAGGAGCAGGTTCAGGACAACTTGAGACAGAATCGGACAAAACGGGACAACCACTTTCCTCAGATCCAGCTCCAGCACTGGTTTTTTCTTCTTTAGGACAGGTACTACCTCCTCCCCCCCTGTGCGCGAGGACTGCTAAGTACCTCTTGCTGGAACGATCTCCCTCAGCAACCACCAATCCCCGATCAACCAAGCGCTGGAGCGACTTGGCAATGGCGCTGACACTGCCCCCCAGTAACGGGTCGGCATTCAACTCCCCTTTTGTCATCGGTACGCCCTTGGTACGGAGGCGTTGGAGCACCCGATCAATGATCGAAGCAGGACTGGCGGAATCGACCCCATCCACAGGAGGCAGATCCTGCAGCGAGAAAGTCAGATCCTCCTTCTGGCGCAAGATCAGCTGCTTGCCCTCATTGCCCTCGCGGCTCTTGCCAATGGTGATAAGCCGCGCAGAGGCCCCTACACGCTCCAGCTCGGCCTTCTCCGGGCGTCGGATGCCCCAAGACTCATCCACGGCATCCTGGAGCGCTGAGGTGCCCCTGAAGTCGCCAGTCTTGGATGCGTGGTGGATGAAGACGATGGTGGTTGCGGGGAAACTCTCCCCGTTCTCAGCGCTGTACCAGTAGATCGGCTCGGCATACTCGGCCTTGTTCTGGTCAAAAGCACACCCCCGCATACAGGCCGTAACCGAGTCCCACACCACGAGCTTGGGCTGGTGCTCTTCGATCTGTTGGATGAACCACGGATACCAAAGCATCGAAACTTTGTTCCGCACAATCACAGGATCCTCAGAGGTGAAGTCCAAATCCTGAAACTGCTTACGAATACGGCGACTGTTCTGGTCCCCGTTCAGCCAAAGCACCGTGCCTTGTTCAACTGGAACCTCCTGTCCTCGGACAGAAAAAGGCGTTCCCCTAGCAATGTGCTGAGCCAGAGTCAACACAGCCATGGTTTTGCCGCAACCACCGCGACCGTGCATTAACACGGTTCCAGGCTTAGGTAACAACTCTGGAATCAAGTACTCAATCGGAGTTTCTTCCGTAGCAAAAATTTCTTGCAAGGTGCCCCCATTGGATCCACGACGAAACTCCTGATCGGCAATGAGCAGCCGCACAACAGCTGCTGCCTCGCGGTAGCCAGCTTCCTGGGCAATTTCATGCAGTTTGTGCTGCACTTCAGACGGGTTAGGCAGTTTCATGGCTGCCTCAGCTCGCTTGACGATTTCTACGTGCGAAAGACCAGCATTACGAAACCGCTGCACCCGATCCACCTCAACATCAGCAACCACCTTCCGCAGATCCTCGGACAACCACAACCGGCCAGGCATCTGCTGATCTGCCATCCAAAAGAGCGTCCCAAGGCTCACAGAACCGCGCTTAAAGCTCTTCCAGACGGCTTCGCAGGGGTTGGAACCACCAGACCACTCATCACTGAATTCGGGATCCTCAGCAGACCAGGCAGACCACAACGTCAAGCCCAGATCAGTGGGCAGCTCGCTGTGGATCGCCATGCCCACCTTCACCCACTGATCCCGGCTACCAGCACCCTGCCCTGGGATGAACTTCAAAGCTGATTGGATGATCTCAGCAACCTCACCTGGATCCCGATCTGAGAAATCAAGGGCCTTACGGTTTTTGATAAAGCCGCCATCAACAACACCTTTTCCACAGGCATCACGCATCTCAGCCAGCAACCATTCAGGTGCTTCTGGGACAGCCGTGAGATCCCCTTCAAAGTGATAGTGACCCTCTGGAGCCTTTCCATCACTGGAGCCCGGATACGCCCCGTAGATGACCCCCTGACGGCCCCAGAGCACCTCGTAGCCAGCGCCCGTATCAGACAACCCAATGCCCCGCACATGGCCCCACAGAGCCTCTGGGACACGGAACAGGTACTTGGCAGCGTTGCCTTTAGTAGACGTAACGACTGGAGCACCATCCAAGGTGTTACCCCAACCCTTTTTCAAACGGGCAAGGTTGCGATCCACGTCCAGGATCACAAGGCCATTGCTCCTAGCCCCAGTAAAAACGCCAACTGCCTGGAACACCGCAGGCTTACGAACGATCTGGAGCGCAACGTCTCCAGGCCCCATCACGACATGGTGCGATTTCTCCAGGGGCGTCTTGCCCTTGCTTTCCTTACCAGAGTGCAAATGCGACCCTTTGACGTAAATCGGTGCATATGCACCACCTTGAGGCAGCTGGTGAACGAACGCCAGCAACTCTTGCGACTTCTGAGACACAGTGTTAGACTCCTACAGAACATTGGGAACTACACCCCAGAGGCCAACGCCCTTGGGGTGTTTTTGTATGGTAGCCAAGGCGGCAACCCCGTGCTACTGTGACACAACCGGCAGGACAAAACCTGCTGGAGCAACCACAACACTCAATCATGGCCTTCCTTTCTAAGACTGCAACAGCTGCCATCACCACCTCGTCAAGCGGTGGCGGTTACCTAAACCTGAGCAAACTCCAAGACAAGGGCTCGGTCCGCATCACGATCCTCAACGACCAGCCCCTTGAGTATTACGAGGTCTGGGGCACCAGTGGCACCCAGTCCAAGCCCTTCCGCTTCGACTACCAGCCCACCCCTGAGGATGTGACGGCTGAGATGGGCGACTTTGAAGCCCGCGAAGGCCGTGGAGGTCCTGGTACAACGGACATCAAGTTTGCCATCAGCGCCCCCGTCTTCAATTACGAGACAGGCAACGTTCAGGTCTGGAGCGTCACTCAAAAGACGATCATGAAGGAGCTGGACGACATCTCCCAAATGGAGGACTACGACAAGGATCTAACCAGCATCGACCTGATCATCTCCAAGGAAATCCAGGCCAACGGGATCCCCAAGTACACCGTCCGCCCTGTCCCTAAGAAAAAGGGCAGCCAAGAGCACATCACCGCAGCCTGGCTGGAAGCCCAGGAGGCTGGTTTTGAACTGGATCGCCTATTGACAGGTGGAAACCCTTTTAAGCCTGCCTAAACAACGCTGCTAATCAAGGCCCTTTGCACTATGCAGAGGGCTTTTTTCATGGTATTCTTTAATGGGGAAATAGTATTCAAATGCCTTCAGCACAAGACACCCTAGCAACTTTAAGACGCTGGAACCTTGTACAGGATAATTCCGGCCCCCACCGAACGTACTATTTAGCTGGAGCACCTGAATTTAAATACGCTAGTGTTACACACATCCTGAAAGAGACAAGCGATCAAACCGGGCTGGTGCAATGGGAGAAGCGGCTGGGGCCCGAAGAGGCCAACAATCAGCGGCAGACTGCAGCAACCAGGGGCAACATGGCCCATTCAAATGCTGAATACTTGCTTAAGACCGCCTCTGCACTGGCACGTCGAGCAGTCAACAAGCGCACCATCCAATTCGACGACCGAGGACTGGCGCGTATTCCACCCCCCATCACCAAATGGGCCCTCGAAAAGGTACACAAATCTTTACCTCCCGTAGGGTGGAGCGCTGCAGGCTACGCCCGAGGGCTAACGCAGTGGATCGTTGAGAACGTCACCCAAGTCCACGCCAGCGAGTTCAGCATTCACCACCCGGCAGGCTTCGCTGGAACGTGTGACGGCTTGGTGGACATCAAGGGCAAGCTCTACGTGGCGGACTGGAAGACGACAGCCCGCGACAAGCACCTAGACGAAAACCACCAATACGTGCATCAGCTTGGTGCATATAGCCTCGGTCTGCAGCACCTCACGGGACTTAGGCCACAAGGCGGCATC